AACCGCCTCGCGCTGCTCCGATGTTAGCTTGCCATGAGCAACAAGCGTTTCAATCGGACGAGCGGCAACGGACACAAGCATACCCCGGAAGTCATCCAGCTTTGCCTTGAACAAATTAGCGTTGTCTTCACCCTGAATGTCGGCCCAAAGGTTAGAGAGAAGGCCGTTCTCAAGAGTAAGAAGCGAAGAGACAGTTCTGGAATACTCTTCCGGCGAGCCGCTAAAGCGGATCATGTCCTCAACAACGCCCTCAGCTGCATCGCCAAACATGGCGGCTGGGTAGCCAAGCAACGAGATGCGCCTCAACATAGCGGCGTCCGCAGCCTTCTCAAGCTCTTTCTGCGCGGCCTCAAGCTCTTTCTGCGCAGCTTCCGCAGCCTTCTCAAGCTCTTCCCGCTCGGCTTCCGCAGCCTTCTCAAGCCTTTCCTGTTGCGCCAAAACCCTTTCTTCGCTGTCGATAAAGTCTTTGACCTGATCATAGACTTTTGTGCCAATCTCGGGATCGTAGCCTTTCAGCTTCATCACGGAGTCGAGAATGGAGGCGATCTCGGGCGAGACTTCACGAAGATCAGCCGAGAAGCCACGGTTCACCCTGTCCATCTGGACAAGAAGCAGCTCGCGCTGATCCGATGTCAGGTTGCCCTTAGCAACGAGCGTTTCAATCGGACGGGCAGCGACCGAGACAAGCATTTCACGGAAGCCATCCAGCTTTGCCTTGAACACATTCGGATTGTCTTCATCCTGAATGTCGGCCCAGAGATTAGAAAGAAGGCCTGTCTCAGGAGTGAGAAGTGAAGATACTCTTTCGGAATACTCTTCCGGCGAGCCGCTGAAGCGGCTGATATCGTCAACGACGCTTGCAGCTGCATCGCCAAACATAGCAGTAGGATAGCCAAGCAACGCGATCCTCTTCAGGATGGCGGCGTCCGCAGCCTTGGCGCGAAGCTCTATCTCCGCCACGTTATCGCTAATAACCGATTTGAGGTTTACAATGTCGGCCTCAATGACCTGCCCCATAAGCTTCAGATCAGAACCTTTGAACGGGTGCGAGAGGAACGGCTTTACGCCCGGGATCAACTTGCCAAGCAAATCCCAGCGCTGCGTTTCGACCGCAAGCCCGACTTGGTTCAGCCACGGCTTCATGTCAGGGTCGGTCAGGTCGATGCCCTTGAAGGCATGACCAGTCAGGCCAATCACGATGTTTGCGCGCTGCGCGCTGTCAAATTGGCGAACGGTCTCTTCGTTCACAATGCCAGCGTAATAAGCATCAAGATAGCCCGTCGTCACCGACTTTGCGATCTGACCTGCCAGCGTTCCAAGGTTTGCCTGCGGCGGGACCGGTGCCGCTTCCGGCCCGCCCTCGAACAGAATGCCACTGACATAATCAGGGAACGGGCTTCTTGGAATGGGCTGGTCGAACATAGTGTTCGGCGCGTAGGTCGTAACCTGCTGTTGCGCATCGGACACAGCATAGGCAGGGTCTCGCGCCTCCGGCGCAAAGCTGTCTCCAAAGCTAAACCGCTCGGGGGTCTCGGTTACAATGCGCTGCACGCTCCCATCAGGCTGAAGGAACGCAGAAGATGTAGGGCCAAGGAACTTCCCGATTTGCAAGTCATCCGCGCCGGGACCACCCTCTTCAACAGAGAGGTTCCCAAGCGTCGGCAGAAAAGCCGCCGGGCCTACCTCGCGGGTCAGATCTTGAAGGGCGGTATTGCCTTGCTCTGTCGAGGTCTGAACGCCCCTGGCATAGCGCGCGTTCGCCGCGCGGATGCCGTTCGCCATGATCGTCGCGCGCGTCCGGTTGAGGTAGCTGGTGCCAGCTTCGCGGATGAACTCGCCCCACTTGCCTTTAGCGTTCCCCGCCATCTGCGCGATGTAGTCGCCATAGGTCTCGGCGTAGCCATCGGGATCGGTGGCGAACTGGGCGGCAAGAACCTTGCCCCGGTTCATCAGCTCTTCACCGATGTGCTGCTTGAACCGGGTTTCGATCACACGATTGTAGGCACGGCTGGCAATCCGCCCTAGCCCCTTTATGCCGGAGATCGCCTGCGGCTCCCCGGTCTCGGGGTTGATCGTGATGATGTCCTGAACCGTACGGGCTTTGCCCTCGTCCGCGCCGATCTCCTGCGCGTCTTCCGCCGCAAACTGGATCGCGGTCGCGGCGATCCGGTTGGCCCCGCTCACAATGGCGCGGCCCGTTTGCCCGCCATCGTAGACGCGGGCCACGCCGATCTTCTGGGTCTGGAAGGTCGTCTGCTCGCGGAACACTCGGGGGGCGTTGGAAGCCATGACTACCTCAGAGGAACGGGTTGGGCGGCGGGATGGGCGACGTGGACGGAGCGAGACTGCTGGACGCGCCAGTGTAGCTCGGGCTGGCACGGGTGTTCTCGTAATTCAAGACACCGGTGATGATTGTGGAGAAGCCTTCAATCAGACCAGCCATCGCAGCGTCCTGTCCCCTACGACGCTCGCTGGCTGCCTGCAAGTCCAACTGAAGGCTCTCCATCCGCGACTGCACGTTGATGCGGCGAACATCACGCTGAACAGTCTCGCGGTTGCGGCGAAGGAAAGCATCGACCGAACGATCCCCTCCCCCTGTGTCCCTGTCCATCATGGCAAGGATCGCGTTGTTGGCAGAAGAGGCCAAGAAGAACTCGCGCTGGCGGTCGTTCGCCCGCTGAAGCGAGATTGCTTGGTTCATGATCTTCTGCGTCTCGATGTTTTCTGCATTCAGCGCGGCAGACGCAGCCTGACCCTGACCGGCAGCAATGGCGCCGATGCCGGAGACCACAGAGGACAGAAGGCCGAGCGCGGCGAACATCAGAAGCCAACTCCCATGGTCACGGCGTTGAGCTGGAACGCCTCGGGTTTCGTCTGCGTGATCGTCAGGTCAGGATCGCGACCATAGCCAAGAAGATGGAACTCATACTTGCCGCTGGTGGCAGCGCCCCAGTCTTTCACCCTGCCGTTTACGGTCACATGCGTTGTCAGGTTCAGGTCGAGAATAGCACGATAAATGCCGCGGTACTCCCCCGTCATTGGCCCGGTTGGCAACATCAGGTCAATGGGGTTGGTCGTCACGCTGGCATAGTAGGGGTGCCCCACCTGAACAACAGAAGCATTGGTCAGGCCGCTCACGTCCACGCTCGCGCCCGCCGTGATCGTCCCGACGTAAAGCCCTTCAGCCACCACGCCCAGCGTCTCGCCATTGGCGAAGAAGTCCCTCGTGTCGATGATGCCGGAAGACGGGGTGAAAAATGCAGCCCGGTCGAGCTGGCACACGGCACGGAACCGGACGACGTGAGGAACATAGGACGTGCCGCTGTGGAACCAGATCGTCGCGTAAAGGGTGCCATCGACATGGGCAACGTCGTCCCATATCGCCGTGCCGCCAAGCTCCCATTGACACCAGCCAGCGCGTTTCTCGGACCTGTTCGATGTGAACAGCACCGCCCTGTTTTCGTCCGTGGTGAAGACGGCGAAGGGCTCACCAGTGTTGTTGAAGCCGTGAACGACGGCCAGCCCATGAATGCCAGAAGCCAAATCGCGCGCAATGGTGGCAAGGTTGGGCGCTGAGTAGGCGTTCTGCGTGTCGGTGAAGATGTATTCGCGCACTGCGCGCCGCGCCTCGGGCACAAAGATCGTGCCGCCGTCGAGGCTGGCAGGGCGCACCCAAGCCGCCCCAAAGGGCGTCTGCTCTTTCACCACAGCGTTTGAAGGCGTAAGCGGCTGGTTCACATAGGCCGGCACATAGAACTCGGCGTTGCTGGTGAACACCTGAAGGTCGCGGTTGGACACCAGATAGCGGATGTCATGAACCTCAGAGCCGCCGCAGGTCAGCTGGATTGCCTCGCCGTCCAGCGCATCGCCCGTGTCGAAGTTGTAGTAGTTGCCGCTCTTGGAAAAGAACAGGCCGTCAGGCTCGGCAATGGTGCCGCCAAACACAAGCCGCCCCTCGTGGAACGTGACCGCGCTCGGGTATCCGGTGCGAGCCGTAAAGCTTTGCTCATACCAGTTAAAAAAGGGACCGCCCGAGATAAGCTCGACAGTGCCGCCCCCATCCTCGGAGGACGTAGCAGTGACACCGGAATTAAAAGTGAAGGTGTTCTCGTCAAGAACATCATAGACAGCATGGGCTGTGTTTAGATAAGCACCCGTGATTGTGTCGCCAATGGTGCTGGCACCGCGAAGAGTGAAGGTGTCATTAGGCTTAAAGCCATGCCCGATATAAGTGACCTCCACAAGCGCGCTACCCTCGGTCGCCCGCAGAGGGTTGAGAACCTGAAGCGTAAACGAAAGCTCGCGGGACAAAGTGACGTTTACCCTAGTCGGGCTCACATAGCTGGTGATAAGCGCTTCCGTCTCGCCAATCAGAAGAAGATAGCCAACCATACTTGGCGTAAAGTAGTTCTCGCTTGAATAAAGCGGCGTGTTGCCTGTCGTCGAGCTGGCAATCACGTAGATGTCAGGACGAGCAAGGCGAGAGAACGGACAGTAGTTTCTGTTCAGCGCGCCAGACGTGTCGAACGTCAGGGACTGAAGAGAGAAGGTGTTGATGCTCGTTCTTACCAGCTCGCGCGGATACATCTGCCGGTGGCAGAAGATCATCACGTCGCCAGTTTGCGCGTAGTTGTATTCCTGAATGTAATATTTGGAAAACGGAACCGCGCCGCCTGTATCGGACTGCGTTGTGATTGTCTGGATGTGCGCGGGGGTCAGCGCGTCATTGGCGTAGACCCGGTAGATGTCTAGCCGCGCATCCGACATTACGATCAGGTAGCGCTCGTCGTTCGAGAAGATGAACGGGATGCAGCGCGTCTGCTTAGAGTAAGAGCTGTCGTAAGTTATCGAAGGCTGGTGGATGATCTGCGACCCATGGCGGCGAAGAACCCCGCCCTCGGGCAGAAGCACCACGTTCTTCAGCTCTTGGGCCGACGCGGTATAGACCGCCGTATCGGTGCGTCCAATTGCAGAGCGGCTGATCTCACCGAAGGCGAAGCTCGTCAGGGGAACGTCGATCTTGCGCATCAGTTATGAATTTCGCTGTGCAAGGAACCTGTTCATCGTCAGCTTGCGGGTGGTCTGCTGCTGGCTGTCATAGAGGCTGGCGCGGACCTTCTGCGTGTTGGCCCAGCGCTCGATCTTCGTATGCATCGTCTCGTCGCGGGTGAGCGGAATGCAGAAGACCTCGGCCAGCCGGAGCGTCACCAGCTTGCGGAAGTAGGCAGGCCACGCGCTTTCGTGCGAGCGGTAGGTGTGGTCGCAGATCACATCGTCGGTAGCGTTGGCGTTGCAGAGAACGGCACCATCGTAAATGTCGTATTCGATGTTTACGTCAGCAATCGTGACGGCATGGATCAAAAGGGAATCAGCCGGGATGGTATAGGCCGCATCCCAGCGAGAGACAGGAGCCGTGCCCTCGCGGACCAGCTCGACCATCCGCGTCGAGAAGCGCCAGCGCATTTCGCTCAGCGTTTCCTCGACCACATCCTCGTAGAAATCATTGGCGACAATCGCCTGATCGAGACTGTCGGTGAACGCCTCAATCTTGGAGACACCGCACAAGAGGAGTGCGTTGTTGGCGATCTCAAGCGCGGTGTCAGATGCCTGTGGCATGGGCGGTCAGGGGGCCGAAGCCCCCTGCTCCTTAGTCGCTGTCGGTCTCGGTGATTGCCAGCCCGTTGCTGACATCCACCACGCCAGCCGCGTTCGAGAGAACGCTGACAAGGCTCGTCGTCGGCGTGTTCGTGTCCACCACGATGATCACGTCACGAACGGACAGCATGTCGCTGGCGTCGTTAAAGTAACCTTCGGTGTTCACGTCAGCAATGGCGTCGGCGCTGGTGTAGTGCCAGAGCGTGAAGCCATTGCCGTAGGCGAGAGCGGACAGTCCAGAAGCTGCGAAGGCCATGATCAGGTCTCCCTAGTTGTTGTCCAGCAGCTCATAGACGCCGTTGTCATCAATGACCTTGGCGCCCATGGACATGCTGGAGTTGAGGAGGTGAGCAGCCTTCTGCGGCACATAGTTGATCTCGGTCGAGACATCAGCGTTAATGCCAAGGCCGACGGCCCGCATGTGATAGCAGAAGTTCTTGCCGCCAGCGACCGCCGACGTGCCGAAGATGTTGAAGCCAAGGAAAGGCTTCATGGACATCCCGACTTGAAACGGCAGGTTCGACGGACCGACGTAATCGGACGAAGCAAATTCGTCGATCAAGAACAGGTCCGTGAATCCGGCGGGCGACATCGCAATGAAGCGCATGTTGTCGTCCGGGACGTCTGCCGTGCCGAAGGTCTCGAACACGGACAGCAAGTCCGCCTTCTCCACCGCCGAGCTGGTGTCGTGGATTTGCGTGCTGTTTGCA